AAACTCTTACCGCCGAGTTTTGCGTGAAGCACATTTTTGAAATTGACATTGAATCAGGAAGTGAAGATTCTTATCTTTTTGATAAAAATTATATTTTGGAGCGTCAAACCCATATTACAGATGAAGAATTTGACGCGGCGTATAAATTATACTATACCGAATAAGCATTGCACCAAATAATGTAAAAACAATCAAGATGGTTTTATATTATTTTTATACCCACGTATCCTCAACTGGCTCTCGCTCTATCTTTTCCGAATACTCATTCATTTTTCGCACAATTTCTCGTTTCGGTATGATGTTATATAATATGTTATGAAAAAAACAAGCTGCCCAATGATGCTGCTACCCTTATAAGAAATAAAAAAAATAAAAAGGAGAGGTTTAAAGCTTCGCTGAATAACCTTGGTTCACCTTAAAGGAGGGGTTTAAAGCTTCGCTGAATAACCACGTTCACCTTAAAGGAGGGATCATAAGGGAACCAAGGGAACCTTGGTTCCCTTAAGAGATAAACTTCTCAAAATATTGCTTGCTAACCAACATCGGCACTGGACGCACTGTACCAGTATGCCTCTCAATTTCAATAATAGTTATAAAATCACAATAATGCGCATAAGCATCATGAACACTAATATTCATATTTGCTAAAAAGCTACTATTCGAATCTTGTGAACAAAGAGACAACGACGAATTGGACTTGGAAATGCGCATGGTATTCTCTAAGCCCATCCCGTATTTTGCTTTCAAATCATCAACCGCCATCAAAATATCCATCTGTTTATTCCACAAAGAGCAGCGCAATTTATAAACAAATTTGTCTTGGTCAATCTCTACATCTGGGTAAAAATAGGTTATCAAATCAACCACTTGTTTTTCATTCATATTAAAAATATGCTCCCTCTTGCTTTCGCACCATTTCTTGAAAAGCGCCGAAATCTCACCAACCTCTAATTCTATCTCTGTTTCATCGGGTTCCATTGTGTCGTCCCAAAACTGTATAAACTTACAAACACTCGGCAAATATTTGCTGTTGATTCCGAAAAACATGTCGTCTTCTTCCCTATAATATGCCCTCAAAATGCCGGTGAGTTCTTGGCGTAATTTGGTCGACACTATAACATTGGGTAGTCGACGCGCCTCTAAGAAATGCTTCCACAAATACATCATATTTTTCCAAGAAATTGTGTTTGTGTTGAACGACACCTCACCTACGACAAGGCCGGTTCCCGCCATGATTTTTGCGGAATTCGGAATGACGCGTAAGTATTCATTGATGAATATATTGACCAGTGTCTCAGGACTAATGTCCTTGAGTTGGAAAACGGAGCGGAAAAACGCGTCGTCGTTGCTGTATTTGACGGCGTAATTGTCGGAATTCAAATAGCGGTTGGAATAATGACACGCCACACATAACAAATCCAAGCCATTCTCTAAAAGCATCTTATTTATCCACACCTTGTCGTTCAGATATATGGAGGTTGACGTGTTTATAATACGAATATTGGAGTAGTTGTGTTCTACGTGATACTTGTATTTGAAACTCTGCGACAGACTGGAGCCGAACCAGACCTGACATAGCGCATTCAGATGGTTAATCAGGTTTTTGAAGACGGACGGGACAATGTGGACGACTTGCCCCGAGATTTCCTTGCGGTGAATATTGTCGCCGATAACCGTCAAGAAATACTTTGCCTCTATTTTGTTGTTGAAAATGGCGGGATAAAGCATATTGAGAACGCGTTGTATGGTGATGGATTCGGGGATTGAATTGTAGAGGTGGTTTTCCTTGATGCGTTTCATAACAGAGACCTTGGTCTTGTGCTTCCACGACATTAATTGCTGGTCGCGACTTATTGAGGATAATATATTATATAGGACATCGTCTTCGCTATATTGCTTGTATCTGTCGCCGTCATAATAGAAAAACGACTCGGTGGCGGATAAATAGAAATACCGCGTATTAGAGAGGAAATAATTGATGAAGAAATCCTGTTCTACTGTTAGCTCCTCTAGGCGCTGAACCCTTTCGGCGTGTGTCTTCTCGATGTTGTCTAGTATTGATGGAAGGCGATTACAAATGTAGTTATATGTTGCCTCCTTCATGTAGGGGTGATTTACGTATTTGGCGTATAAATTGGAAACGCACTCGGTAATTTGTTGGATGCGGTCCGAATATTCGGAAATACTTTGAATTGCTACGGTTTGAGTTGATACGCTTTCAGTTGCTACACTTTCACTTACGTAATTTGGTGTACTTGCGTATTCCATATATTTTCAAGATACTTATACAAGAGATAATGTATTTATTATATTTTGTATTATCTCTATTATTTTCCCAAGAATTTCATCATATAAGGGTAAATAATAGAGATGGCGGGAGTGGTTGCTTTTCCTTCTACAAGTCTGCTCATTTGGTACGTAAAGTATTCTATGGCGCTCTGATTGTTTAATTTAAGCCACAACATATACAATGCTATTACGCAGCCCATATATATCATTTGATTAAAGTAATCGATTTGTTCGTTTCGTAAAATGTAGATGGGAATCGCCTTTATTATTATTGTTATTATTACAAACAGACCAATGTAATAATTGGACGCATGATTGAAAAACATTGCACATAAAATGCCGATTTCGAATAATAATGCTAAAATGAGCGCCAGATGAGGACTATATGGGACGACGTCATAGAGGTATAGAAGAAACCACGCAAAAATCCAGTATGATAGGATTAAGTCGAAACGGAGATTCATAATATATGCGTTTTATATATATTATTAAGAGTGTTTATACTACGGGGTCTACAGGAGCCGCAGGAGCAGCAGGAGCTTCTCCGTAAGAAGCGGGCGACAAATCAGCGAGCTTTCCACCTCTTAGTTTCCTCTTTAAAGAGCGCTTCTCAACGCCGAACTTGCCCTTGGTGGCGAAGAATCCGAGCTTTTGTAGGCGCTTCTGTTTCTTTGCGGTGCGGTGCTTCTTAGCACTGACGATCCTGCCCCACTTGTTAAGAAGAAGATCGGACTTGGTCAATCCGCCTGGGGTTTGGTATGCAGTTTGGTGATGAACTTGAACGCGGGAACCACATAGGTGCTTGTATGTTTTTCCGGAAATATGGTATAATCCGTCGGCGGCTCTGGTATGTTTGGGCATTGTATATTATAGAGGTTTAAAAAAATCCTAAATGCGATTATTTGTTTTTGTTCTTGTTTTCTTCGCTTGTAGATGAATTTTTCTTTTTATTACTCTTTCGGATATTAAATGGATAACCGTCATCGTCATATTTTTTGAGGACCTTTTGATTTCTTCTTAGCACCACCAGTCTTAGACGCCGAGTCAGGAGCAGGAGCAGGAGCAGTAGGAGCAGGAGCAGTAGGAGCAGGAGCAGTAGGAGCAGGATCAGTAGGAGCAGGAGCAGGAGCAGTAGGAGCAGGATCAGTAGGAGCAGGAGCAGTAGGAGCAGGATCAGTAGCAGTAGGAGCAGGAGTAACCTGAGTTGTAGTAGAAGCAGCTGGAGAAGCAGCCGGAATAATATTAGTTATTTTATTAGCAGCCTCATCTTGTTTTTTTTCATAAACAGTAGATTCATCATCAACTTTCCCGCCTCTAAACTTTCGAGTAATCGCCCCAAATTTGCCTTTCTTGGCGAAAAACCCATGTTTCTGTAGCCTCATCTCTTTCTTGGCCGTCTTGAATTTCTTCGCACTCACAATTCTTCCCCATTTATTCATTACTAAATCGGCTTTTGTTAACCCACCAGTAGTCTTATGAACGGTCCCATTCATAACTTGTTCTCGTGACCCAAAAAGAGTCTTGTATTTATTCCCATCAACGTGGTAAAATCCATCCGCTTGTCTATAAGGCTTCTTCATTCTCTATATTATATCAGTATAAAAATATTAATTCGTAAAAGGAACAATAATACTTGTCCGCGGGAAAAATGCGTTTGGATATTTTTGTTGAGCGATTGCGCCCGTAACTGTCGTTTGTCGTCCTTCTTTTGTCGCCGAATTCACAATTTGCGCATACCGCATCTTTGTGCTTATACCTGGTTCATTTCCAGCCGTCTTCAACTTTACATATTCTACTTTATACGGCGAACATCGTAATATTTGACACTGTGACCTAAACTTGTATGGAAACATATATACTCTATCATAATAAAAAACAAAATCCACGTAATAAACTTATTTCTTTATCAGCCGAAATCTACTATTTCTTACCCTTCTTTACAGCCGCCTTCTTCACCTCTGCCCTTTGTAAGTCTTCGCGCACCTTCTTATACTTGGAATATTCAACTTCCAATGCTTCCAATTCCTTCATCCACATTTGTTCTAAAGTTGTCCCAACAAGAACATCCAATTCAGTTTTGGTATCGTCACGTTCCCGCTTAAGTTTCGCAACATTCTCATTCGTCACCGAGTCCATCGGCATTTTCACTAAATACTTGTAGTCGCCATCAATCTTTATAAACGCATTCTTAGACAACATATCATCCACCACTTCCGCACTCTTGCGTCGTAAATCAATCTTATCAATCAGAATGTATTCAATGTATCGAGCCTTGTTTGAAAGCAGTTCCATACGCTTCGTCATCGCATCTACTAAATATGCCTTGCGATTTCTATACGCGGTCAATCTCACGTCATAGTATTCGCGAATGATTTCATCCACGTTCTCGAACTTCTTCAGCTTACAGTTGTCGTCAAACATATGGATGTTGGAAGTCTTAATTGTCGTGGTCAGTTTCAACACCTTCTCCACATCTAATTCCGAGAGTTTGCCGCGAGGAAACACCACCGTGAAATGGACGCTGACTTCCGTACAGAGCGACGTGAAATCCTTAATTACTGGCGGCGTCTTCTTGCCGTCTTTGTCTACGGTTCCATCCACGAGTTCCTCCAAGAATTTGGTATACTGCATCGTCCATTTTCCAATAGGGAGTTCGGTTATCACCACCGTGTCCGCGTCCACCTTCTCATAAACACCTGTAATCAAATACTTGTCTGACTCGATTTTCTTGACGGTGCCTTTGAACCCCTCATAATAGGGGACGAGTTCGTCGGGCGCGGGACGCGCCGTAAGCAAACACTTGATATACTGAATCAGGTCGGCGGGGTTGTATGGCGGAACCGAGCAGGAGAACCCCGTGCCGATGCCCTTGATACCATTCACCAGAGCAAAGGGGATAATAGGCACGTAATTCTCTGGCTCGACTATGGTGCCGTCATCATTGATATAAGTCAAAATGTTGTCGTCTGTCTCTGGGAATATATATCTGGTAAGAGGATTAAGCATCGAGAATATATATCTTTCCGAAGCCGAGTCGTCGCCGCCCTGGAGCCGCGTGCCGAACTGGCCATTCGGCGCCAACAGATTCATATTGTTAGAACCGACGAAGTTCTGTGCCATTCCAAC